GACCAAATTTGATCCGGCTACATTACCAGTTGCACTTACCACGCCAGTTGCGGTTAAATTGATAGTGGTAACATTGTTACCTGCTTGAATATTGTTGCCAAGTATGTTGCCGGCAGCACTGGCCAGGCCTGTTAAATTGAGATTGGTAGTATTGACGTTGCCAACAACCGAAGCATTACCACCAGTGATATTGCCCGAAGCCACTATGCTCACCGCAGATACTGCGGCTACGCCAATTATGTTGCCGCCAGTGATGTTGCCAGTTGCACTCACTGTGCCAGCAGTTGTGACATTGCCGCCAACTACATTGCTCACAGCAGATACAAAAGCACCTGTGACGTTGCCTGATGTACTGATTCCAGAATTAATCACTGTGCCCGAAGTAACAACATTGCTGGCCAGCACGTTGCCTGTGGCGCTGACATTTCCTGTTGTTAGAATATTTCCGCCAGTGACATTGCCAGTTGCACTGGCTTGTCCTGCTGTCTTTAAATTACCGCCCGAAACGTTGGCTGTGGCATTGATATTACCCGTTGCGCTAACTACACCAGCTGTGTTAATGTTGCCCCCAATCACATTGCCTGTGGAACTGACCACCCCAGATGTGTTGATATTGGCCCCAATAACATTACCCGTAACTGATTCTAGTCCTGAGATATAAACGCCGGTTGGGGCATATACTGCCACGTTGGATGTACCATAAACACCAATTGTAACATTGCCGCCTGAGCTGGATGTGTCAACATTGGAGTTTCCTGTGAAAATTTTGGTAACACTTACGTTACCGATACTGGTAGAACCTGTTACTGTTAGGTTACCATCAACTACCATGTCAACCGCGGTATTAGCCAAGGCACTGCCAATAGTTACAGTATTTGCACCAAGAGTTTGAATTGTGTAATCGCCGCTGACACGCTTGTAGGTAGCCATTTAGAGTTCCTTTGTGTTATTTATACGGTTTAAAAACTCTGACATGGTCATGGTTTGGAGGTTTGAGAGCCGGTCTAAATCGGCTATTACAGCAGTTGTGTGCCCCATAACTCGCACAAATAACGTGCCTGGATAGTCGCGAATTACAGTTTTTATTTGGTTAACCCAGTTGCCAGTGTATGTGGGCACTGCTGAGCTTTTTTTGTAAAATTCAGTGTTGGCATACACATTGTTAAAATGGTTGTTTACTGGTCCCATATCAAACCCAATGAGGTATATCAATCTAGCACCATCTATGGCTGCAATGCCTGTTGCAAGCGGGCCAGAACTGTAGCCAAAGTACTTTTGCGGCACAGCAAGTGCCCCAGATCCTGGAATAGGTCTACGTGTGTAAAACTTGTTTTTGAGCGCATAACCTGAGTCTTGTATGCTGTCGCTTATGGGGCGATCTGTACTGATTAGGGCTGTGGGGGTAAAATCCCTGTACAACGCATTGCATCCGTAGATTGGCCCAAAAGTTTTTAAGTGTTCTAAATCAACATCTTGACGGCTAACGCCATTTCCCAATACAAATGCTCTGCTCATAAAAAAGTCCCCACAGTAATTATCTGCAGGGACTCTCGGGGTTAAATCAATTAACTTGTGACGCTGGCAATTTGTGCCAGCTGCAATGAACCATTTTGTCCATCTGCACCGTTGATGATTTCTGCACCAGACCATGTGACTGTGCCTTCATCTGTGAAGAAGTTGGCAACATAGAAGTTTTCACCGCTTTGCACGTTGGTACCAAGATTGCTGTTGCTGTAATTTTGGTATGTCATACCATTCCAGTCACGCACCCACTTATTGGTGATGTAGCTGGCGTACACAGCAGTGCTATCGCCTACTGAGTAAGAAATACTCATGTTGCCGGCTGAGGGAGTAGCTGTGTTTGACAACACACACTGTCCAACTGGATATGCATATCCATTACCTGAACCAACAGCAGTAGCAGTAAAGATATCACCCACAGCAGAGTCCGCGCCGCCACCACAAGTAGCCCAGTTAGTGGTGCCAACTGAGCCAATTTGATATGCTTGACCAACAATCATAGAGGAAGGAGCTGTGCTTGCGTATGTGTATGCAACCAGGAACTTATGTGAACCTTTTTGACGGATAATACGACCTGCGTACTGGCTGGCAATATCATAGGTACTTGTACCGTCAGCTAATGTAATGTTAACCAAACAGAAAATTTCTGGAAATGTAGCACTTGGAGTACTAGTAATAAATGTACCACCAACTACACCCAAGAAGTCAGTTGCACTTAGTGTACCCCCTGAGTTGTAAACTGGATCTGTTAGTGATCCAAAGTTAGGATATCCGGCGTCAGTTAGCACGCCGTTGTTTGTTTTTTGTATTTTTAGAGCTCGTCCCATTTGATTTCTCCTTATAGAAGCCCAATGCCGGTTCTATCGGCTACGCAGTGGTGTCCTGCATAAAACACAGAATTGTGTTGACAAGTATTTATGGCCAGTGCGAAATTACAGCCAGCACTGTTTATGCTGTAAATATCTGTATGGAACCACAATATCTCATCGAACAAGGCAACCAGCATCGTGCTGACAATCAACCTGAGGCTGCATTGCAATGCTATGCATTGGCATTCAGTCAAGACCGTAAACTAGCGGCAGCATTCAACAACTACGGCAATGTACTACGCGAAGTAGGCGAGCCCGAGGCTGCTGTTCCGTTTTTGCGTCGTGCTATTCAGTTGGAACCAAAAAACGTAACTTCACGATTTAACCTGGCTGTGGCACAGCTACTGAGTGGCAACTGTGCCGAAGGTTGGGCCGGTTACGAAGTACGCTGGGATTACGAACACCTAGCCGGTACCTTGCCCAAGTTTGCACAACCACGCTGGACCGGACAAGATCTCAAGGGCAAAACCATTCTTGTGATGGGTGAGCAAGGGCACGGTGACAACATTCAGTTTGTGCGTTTCTTGTACAACTTGCATGTGCTGGGTGCTGAAATTATTCTACAAGTAACAGATGGACTGGTTCCGTTGCTGAGCCCCAGTCCCATTATCAAACGTGTGTCGGGCTATGATTTTTCAGTAACAGATTTTGATTACTGGATTCCCATCATGAGTATTCCCGGAGTACTAGGAGTCACATTAGAAAATGTGCCCAAGCCCGTGAATTACTTGAACCCTGATGTGAATCTACAGCAACAATGGCAACAACGGCTGGGTCCCAAAAAGCGTATGCGTGTGGGGTTCAGCTGGTCAGGACGCAGAGATGCCTGGCTTAATACACACAAGGGCATGCCGTTTGCAGAAATGCTGGCCTTGATCAAATCAAATCCCAGTTATGAATGGATTAACTTGCAGATTGATGCCACACCCGAAGAAGTGGCCGAACTCGAAGCAGCCGGGGTGACCATGTATCCCGGCAGTATCACCAGCTTTGCAGACACAGCCGCACTGCTCATGCACCTGGATGTGGTCTTGAGTGTGGACACAGCTATTGCGCACTTGGCAGGCGCATTGGGTAGACCCACCTGGATCATGCTCAACTGGTTTGCTGTGGATTGGCGTTGGTTACTAAATCGTGATGATTCACCTTGGTACTCTACAGCCAGATTGTTCCGTCAACCCGCCATGGGCGACTGGGCCAGCGTTACCAAAAAAGTATCTCAGTATCTAAGCTGGTTTAAAGTTTAGAACGTGATTGACCCGTTGCCCACTGTGGTCCACTTGTAGACTCTATAGCCTCCGGCTACTGTGATTGTAGGTGATCCTGTGGTTGCCACAGCAGCAGGGTATGAGTCAGGGTAACGAATGATCACAATACCTGATCCTCCAGCGCCGCCGGCTGCACCGCTTACAGCAGATCCACCACCACCACCAGTGTTTGGAGTTCCGGCCACAGCAGCCTGGGTGCTCGATCCACCTGCGCCGCCGCCACCTAGTCCACCAGCACCAATTGGTGTGCCGTTAGGGTAAGGACCACCAGATCCCCCTCCTCCACCATAATATGTTGCAGTTCCTGTGATGCTACTCTGTACACCAATTCCGCCTTGGCCGCCTAAGCCTGACGCAGTATCAGAACCTGCTCCCCCAGCACCGCCACCACCTGCACCGCCAACAGTACTATAGTT